ATAAGGAGCTCATCGTCTGATAAGTTCTCATATTTTTCTTTAGTAACGTCTTGTTTGTTATCCCAATAGGCTTTAACTACACCTGTCTTTTGTAAAAGTGCGTCTTTAAACCAATTATGTAGGATTAAGAAACCATCGTTCTCTTTATAGAATACCCAGTTACAATATTCTGTAGCTTGCTTAGCAAATGGTTCATCCCCATCATTAACTGGTTGAAATTCAACTACGTTATCAGAGGATGTAAATACACGAATAAGTTGTGGGAGTGCACCGTCTACTACTTCTGCTACTTCGCCAGTAACAATTTGTGATTTACCTTCTATTTCATTACCATAAGGCTCACGAAGATAGTACTCTAGTGCTTTTTGTCTTTCGTCTGTAGTATCTGTTTCAATAAAACCTAAGGCATTATCTATTTCAGATTCAATGATCGACTTTAATTTATTTTCATCCATTAAACTATCCATTTAGTATTTACGTTAATCGGTTTATTCCACACTTCAGTAGGGCTTTCGTCTAATCCTGTAGCAAGGTATCTAAAAGCATCAGCAGCATGTGATGACCAATCATGCAATGGTCTATCATGGAATACAGCTCTTTTTTCATCATAGTGTCTACGATAGTTTCGTAGTGCATCTAGACCTTGTTTTGCTTTTGGGTCAAACCAGCATCTAGGAATTACTCGTCTAACTGCTTGTATGCCATCAGCAACATTAAGGCGAGGAGCAGTAACAATAGTAAGACCAGCATCTTCTAAAGTCTCCCTACGAGATTTGCCTGTACCTAATTCTCTTACTTCTACGTCATGCGGTAGTATGTGTGTAAAGTGTGCATAGTCATTATCTTTAAGCCATGACACATAGTAATCTAATCCTTGACCATGATTTTCCATATAGTCAATAAGTCGTATTTCTTTGCCTGTAAGTTGGGCTACCCAGATAGCTGTAGAATCAGACATACCTAAGTCCCATGCTGTGTAGTTACGACACAAGTCATCACGAGGTATTTCCGTCATGTGTGCTTTTTCTTCTATTTCATTTATAAGTTTAGAATAGTAAGAACCTTCTACAGGAGAGTTAAAGTTACACTCAAACTCTTGCATAAACTTATCTTCACCCATTTCAAGTCGGGCTGCTGCTAATTCTTGTTCGTTTAGTAGTTTAGTGTCCGAAGATTTAAACTCTAGTAGTTTCCATCCCTGTCCTTCAGCGGCTCTATCTCGCAACCCTCTAAAGTGATTGTTGCCTTTGGGCGTACCCATAGCAACGCAGAAACCTAGTCGGTCTGTCAACGCAGGTCGGATGATGTCACTGAAGACGGATGGATTGATATTACCTACTTCGTCAATAACTGCACCATCGAGGTAAATACCACGAAGTGAGTCTGGGTTATCTGCACCATAAAGTGAGATACGTCTACCCATAAAGTCTACACGAAGTTCAGCAATGTTTACTTTAGCACCTAGAGGTCTTGTATAGTTTACAAGATAGTCCCATGCAATACGTTTAGATTGATTGTATGTAGGAGCTACATATGCGTATCTAGGTTCTTTTTTTGTGCATGTAAGTGCACTATGTATAAGTTGATTAATAGCAGATACAGTTTTTCCCATACGTCTGTGTGCTACTACTACCACAAACCTATGATCTTTGACTGCATTGTGTATCAGTTTTTGGGGGACTCGTGGTCTATACCCAGTATCTAAAGTTTTGCTTTGCGACTCCATATAGGGTCATCGCCTCCTAGTTAATAAATTACCACTTTACTTTGTTAGCCCAATATGCGGCAGACATCTTACCTTTTGCAATGTTTTTACCATGCCTAGCTTTAAAAGACTTGGCTCTTGCTGTATCTGTTTTGTCACCACTCACACCCTTTTGACCAAAGCGTATAAGTTTCTCTGTGTCACCTTCTTTAGCCAATACAGCGTGTGATTTAGTAGGATGGCTAGGTGTAGCTTTAGGCTTGTTATAACCTGAGAATGTTTCCTTGCCCTTCTTAATCATTTCTTCTTAGCTGTCTTTGCTGACTGTTTAAATGCCATAGCTGTAGGTGCACCTTTAGAGCCTACCTTACGCATCTTCTCACCAGAGCCCATAGCAATACGTTTTTTCTTTGCGTTGATGTTGGCATAGAGTCCAGTCTTAGTAGCCATTTTTCATGCCCTTCTTTGCAGGTTTAGCAACTACTTTTTTACCTGATTTCTTAGCATAAGACTTAGCTTCTTTCTTACCTTTTTCTGTGTAAGCAAACTTCATTTTTCCGACCATTGGCATAATATGCTCCTATAAAAAATTGGGGTACTAACGTTTCAAATAACTTTGGGTTTTCGATTTTTAAAAAAAAGGGGGTGGGGGGTCTAATCTATTCCTGTCACAATCTTTACTTCAACAGGAGTTCCATCAGGATTACCACTAATCTCATGTTGCGATGTTTCTTTCCACTTAGCTCTTGACTTCAACCAGAAGATCATAGCTGTAGTGTTGCCTTCTTTAGCTTGCTTAAACAAAGTCTCTGCTACAGAAGCGTTGGCTTCAATACGACCTTTAGCTAATTCATCGTGGTAATACTTAGTCAAGGTATCTGCACTAATGCCTAGTACTGTGGCTATATCTTCGTGGCGTGTCCCTACTGTGCTTAACATAAAAACTTTATTTCGGGTGGTCACATCTGGAAGGTGTACGGGTCTTCCTACTTTCCTTTCCTCATCCTTCTCGGCCTCTACGATCTCGGATGTCGATAGATCAACTTGATCGATCACTCCCTCAACTGAGACTTCATTGTCTATATGCGAATGATTATCATTCAACTCCAGATCTTTATTGCTCATACTTTTTACACCTTGTCTATATATTTATTTTAGATAGTAAAGAAATCTTCACCTATTATTATGGTAGATTCCGAGTGTCAAGATTAATTGACTATTAAAGAAAGGAATCACAATGGATCAAGACACACTTAATCACCTGATCGATCTCATGGATCAACTCCAAATGGATAAAATACCAGAGTGCAGCACTCATCATTCCTCAACGATTGATGACTTATATCAACTCAAATTAGAAAGGGATCAAGATGTATTTAATACTCGATAGCAATAACCAATTGATTGGCTCTTATAGGTCTCTTCATGAGGCTTTAATGGTACTCAAACGCTATATTAATGAAACAGGTAATTATGCCTATCTTGCTTAATTCCTTTTTATAACTCCGATTAATTACTATATTAGTGAAATATGCTTTACACTTATCAAACTCTTAACACTTAAAGGACTATATATGTATTCAACACTCAACGAACTTAAAGATGCTTTCTACTCATCTAAGAAAAAGGTAGATAAGATTCCAAGTGATTTCAATTGGTGGATCAAAGATGTCGATAATCATGGAGGATTTCAATATCTCAATGCCTACTATATCGAAAAGACAGGAATTAAAGATACTTACTATCTCATCCTTGAGAGAAGTGAATACGAAACAACTCTTGAGGAATGTGAAAGATTATTGCTCGATTGGCTCATTCATGAATATCCTCAACTTAAAGAAGGAACTAATAATGAATAAGAAAAATTCATATCCTCGATACCTCGATGCACTTCTCACTAAACATTTAACTCGAGACACATCGAAGGAATATAAAGATGCAACTCGATACATCGATCAAGTAAACAAAACCATAAATAATAGGGATACTAAGGTATCACCCATAAAGAAATAATCGTTTATAGAGCGATTGTGAAAGCCTCAAACCATTAAAAATACTAAAAAAGGAACTAATATGAATAAAATCGAACTTGAGAAAGTTTTAATTAATAAGTACGGATCTTCCAATATCTATCATTCTTATAAAGTAGTGAATGGTGAATTGAATCAAAATGGATATTTATCAAAGGTTCGATTAAAAATGTATTATTTAATCAATGGATCATCCGATGGTGATCTTTCCTATGATAAGCACATAGCAACTTATTTTTTACAGGATAAAAGAAGTATTATTTTCAACTCTTAATATTATAAAAGGAATCATTCTCATGACTAACATCACAACTCACTTCCTCGATGATTACAATCAGGAAGGAATTAATCTCTCATCTATCATTGAGCCTCTCTTCTTATGTCGATGGAATGGAAGTCACTCAATTAATAATATTTATTTCATCGGTCACTCTTCATTCGAGATTGTAGAGATCCATAGTAAAGAAACATTAACTAATAAATATGCGACAACTAATCTCTTTGATGATACTCAGCTATCGGATTGGATTGATTTTATCTCTCAAGATAATGATTTTTATAACAGGCCACATATTAATGACAACTTCGAAATTGAAAGGATTAAATAATGAATCAACTTTTTAAATACTTTATTTATTCATTCTTAGGAATGATCTCATTCTATTCATGGCTTGTTTTGTTATTGGGAGGATTTTAATCATGCAACTTCATTCTCGACTTGCGACTTATTCAACTCTCATTGGTGTCGATAAATACGACATTCAACAATTTATTCAAGATAATCTCAAACTCGATCACATCAAAGGCCGTTATTCTCAAGGCCGTTTCTTATTACTTCCTCGACACATTAAAGAAAGTAAGGAATTTTATAAAGAATTAGGCCATGACATTTCAATGGCTTTATC